ATCCGCGAACCGTGTGCTTTCCCTGTTGATACCAGGCTTAAATTGAACTTTTGTCAGAGGCATTTATATCTTCCAAAGCATACCCGCCATAAGGAGGATCACTGCGCCAGCAGACCCAATTAGTATCATTTCAAGGCGTTTAATACGTTCTACGGTCTCTTTCCAACGTTCCGCGCACACCGCTTCATGGGTGTTTAGTTTTGCCTCAACATCTCGTATCGTGGTCGCCACCGTACTGCCCCGCCTTTAAATCTTTGTACAAATTTGCACACACTTAACTTTCTAATTCAGGCCAATCGTAAAGAATTCCAGACTTTGTTACGCTACCGTCTTCGTTAGCCGTATAAGACACAAACAGTGCAGCTACAGCATCTGTATTCTCTGCACCGTCAATCGCATTTTCCATCTCCGTTGCTTTAGCGCGAATAGCATCCCGCCAATCTTGGATATTACTTGGTATAGCTGTACCATTATCAGCTTTGCGTACAATTGCCCAATCAGTTTGAGCAAGTAGAGCACCCTGTTGCACTTTAACTTCTTCTTTTAAGTTCGATTTGACGCCAGGGTTTATTACCTGATTACCATCTTCGTCTTTAATCTTATCCCCGTCGCCATCTACAGCATCGGTATCGTCTAAATTTCTGGCAGTTTTATTTATTTTGCCGTCCGAATCCATGAACCAATCATATAGACGACTATCCGGCGGCGTCTCTTCGACAACTTCGGTCAATCCTGCCGCTGCTTTTTCATCTGCCGACCAAATGTTCCAATTGGGCGGATGTTGAATACCGTGATCATCAACCCAAGGTTTTCCAATATTGATCGTTTTGCCGTTATATTTCCACATAACAAACTCCTAATTTGTCACCGCATACGACGGCGGAAGCGTGCCGTTAATTTGCAACGCATTTGCTGTCACCAGAGAATAGCTGTTTGACCCGGTCGAGTTATAACTCGAACTGCTGCTGATAACCTTGAAGCCGTTGTTGCATAAATTAACGTGAGTGCCATACGTTACGGCGTTGGAATTAATCGTCAACGCATCGCTTGGTGACGGCTGAAATCCCAAATAAACGAACGGCCCATTTGTACTTCCATTGCCCGTAAATGAGCCTGTTGCCGGATTTGAAAAAGTCACTGTTGATTGGCTGGAAGACGCCAGACATTGGAACCCGCTTGGCACCGCGTATTTGAAATCACCAACGCCGTTTGTGTCGGTGTTTCCTCCCGCAGTTTCCGCGCCTCCGAACGTGCTGTCCGCACCAAAATTTACAAAATAATCTTCACTGGATGACGTTGAGGTGCCAAAAACATATTCAGTATCAGCTTGAATTGAGATACCACCCGTATTCGATGCCGGTGCGCCACTGTCGTACCAAGTTCCGTTTTCTCCCCACCAAATTTTATTATTGTCTAAATCAACGGCCAACATGATTATGTCACCCGCCGACATCGTCGCCGCACCAGTTATAGCGGTGCTGCTTCCGTTCGTGTAGTAGTAGCCGTCCCCGGAGTACATCCCATACCCCAAGCCGTGCGACGAGGTCGTATAGCCAATATAGTAGCTGTAGTTTTTGCTGGCAGTCGCCGCATCGTGAATGCACGACGGGAATCCGTTCGCTCCAGTATCGGTGTGAATACGAGTTTCGTAATAATATTTACCGGTTTTCCCCATAGATTTGCTTGCAAAAACTGAATACCAATTTGCGCTGCCAACGGCCAAGCGGTTGCCATACTCCAGATTCGACACCTCTGTTAATTGACCGTTTACACCACTCAAAATGGGGAAGACTAGACTGGGCGTATGCACTGATTGATTTGCACTGCTCATACTGTTTGCAGTTAAATCATTGTTATTGCTGCTTATATCGTTTCCGAGTGCGGAACTGTCGGAAAAGTCTAGGCAAAAACTGTTGCCACCGGCAGACGATGCGAGCGCAGCTATATCTGCATCAGCTTTAGGAACAATTTGTGCATCGTTTGGCGCAAAAGTCTGTGTATCTACGAAATCAGATATCGAAACATCGCCGCCTTGAATTGATTGGCCGTCAAGCATGACCGGCTGTGCGATATAGACTTTTCCATAACTTGCTGCAAATGCACCGACAAGTTCCTTAGACGTATTGTTAAAACTGCTTCCCCAATAACTCCGCTGGTCAAGCGAAAAGCTAGTTATCTCTTCGCCGTTAACGTAGAACTTACCTTTATTGCTTGCCGTTGCTTCATCAAGTTTAAAACTGGCCAGTATGTGATACCAGCCATCATCTCTAAACTTTGCGGTAGATTTTACCGCGTATCCATCTGCTGAAAAATAAGCTAGACCATTCTCCCACTTAACGCCGGAATTTCCAACGCCGGAATTAGCGTTATTTCCGATACTTAGTAACTGTTCTCCGCCGCTGCTCATTGGAGCAGAAATCTGAAACCAACACGCCATCGTCACTTCATTAGTGCTGAAGCTGCTGGTCGAACGATCCAAATAATCCGACGACCCATCCAACCAGACAGAGTTGCCAATTAGCGTGGAGTCAAATCCACTGTCCGCATTAGCAAACCATTGTGAGCTAAACATTGTCATTAGCTGAAAGCCTTTTGCACAGCGCCCAACTGGATTGAACCAGAAGCCTTAACAAAATATGGTATGACATCAACCGCATTAGCGGAGGTGCTGAGTGTAATTCCAGAACCTCCGGCAGTTTCGTAGTCTGTTCCCAGACTCAAAGTTCGTGACCCAGTGCCATCTTGTATGCAAACTATAACACCAGCCTGTCCAACCTGTTCTGTAGATGGATTAGCTAGAGTGACGTTTCCGGTAAATGTAAGCACAAAATTTTGGTTAGCTCCAAAATCTAGAGTGACACTGCCAGTATTACTTGTGTCTGTATCTGTGGTGGCTATCAGCGTGCCAGTAACAGTTGCCCCAACAGAGGTCGTTGCGATTTTCGCACTATTGTCGTGATAAAGAGTAACCGCACCGTCTTTAACTGCCTGAAGATAACTTTCGGATGTACCGGCAGACGTTAGCGCCAAGTTGTCGCCAGCTAAATACAAATTGCCTGTCCCGGCGTCGTTAATATAACTGTGACTTCCGGAATGATAAATCTCTAGATCGCTACCAGCGCCAAGTAGAATTTTAGCGTTATCGGGAAACAAAATATCGTCGGAGCCGGTTGGCACCGTAAAAACTGTTTCGTCGGCGTCATTTTTGACCGTCAGATCCGATGTGCTGCCTTGTCCGGTTAAGATCAATCCTTCGGCGGCAGTGTAACCAATTGCAGCGTTGTCACCGGCAGAGGTATCTCCTGCTGGTTCAACCGTTCCACTAGCGATTAAGTTACCTGTAGCCGTAATAGTTGTGCCTTGGATAGTAGATGCGCCCACTATAGTACCTGACACATCTAGGTTGGCATTAACATCTGCTAATGTAGCGTTAAGTTCAATCTCATCTGTAGCATTGATATCTAGAATAGTGGCGCTTGGGGCGTTGATATATTGAGAAGCGTCATTAAACTGAAGCGCCATTGTACTGTTTAAAAGCAGTCCAGTATCAGCAACATGGGTCAGCGTTACATCTTGGTCATCACCAAAACCAATTACAGCACCGTCAGCGAGATAAAGATCACTAAATTCTAATGAAGTTGTACCAAGCGCAGCACCATCTGACGCATCTGGCACAAACGCTGTAGTGGCAGTTATGGTTGTACCTTGAATAGTCGAACTGCCCGTCACTGCGCCCGTAACCGCAAGAGTACTACCTAGTGTAGCAGCACCATCAATTGCGGCCGCGCCAGTAACTTCCAACGTACCAATTTGAAGATCCGCGAGAGCATCGACAACGGCAGCGCCAGAACCCGCGCCATCACAATAAACAACCGCGTTTTTACCGTTTTGGACGGTGACGTTTGCGCCTGTACCTTGAGAAAGAATAACGGAATACGGCCCGCTAGAACCAGAATCGGTAGTGGCGTTTTCAATAATAAAGTATGTCTTTGCCGTATTCGGGGCGATGGTTACGGTGTTATTTGCTCCTAACGCCCCCGTAAATTTAATAACCCGGTACATACCATCTTGAAGGTTTTCAGTACCAGAACCTGGGGATGCTTCACGTACTGTCAAAGTATGGGTCGAACCAGACAACGCCACGGTGGTATAGGAAGCGATGCGGTCCAGAAGATCAAAATTGTGGTTGGTCGTAGTACCCCACGTTCCTGATTGCTCTCCGGATCCAATCTTCTCTATGCCAAAACTTGTCGTAAAGGTAGAAGCCATGTTCTCTTCCTATGCCGCTATATCAGTCCATTCAGGTGTCTGCCCCGGAACTATTCCGCCCCATTCAGGTGTCTGCCCCGGAACTATTATACCCCAGACAAATGCGTTGCCAACCGCCGTAGAGGCTTGCACCCCTGTAACCCCGGTTGAGATGTTTACAGTTACACTACCAACCGCTGTAGCAGCAGATACCCCAGAAGGAGTAACGTTCGCCGTTCCCGATACACTTACACTACCAACCGCTGTAGCAGCAGATACCCCCGTAACTGACATAACAACGCTGATAGTTACACTACCAACCGCTGTAGCAGCAGATACCCCAGAAGGAGTAACGTTCGCCGCTCCCGCTACAGTTACACTACCAACCGCTGTGGCCGAAGATACCCCAGAAGGAGTAACGTTCGCCGTTCCAACTACCGTAACACTGCCAACTGCCGTCGAAGCAGAAATTCCCGTGACGGAAAGCTGTATGTCTACTCGTACACTACCAACCGCCGTAGCAGCGGACACTCCCGTAACTGGAAGAGAACTATTCCACGCCCCGGAGTTCCAAGTCCCTCTGCCCCAGCCAAAAACAGACATTACGCAATACGAATCAAAGCGTTGTTAGCGTCGTTTGTGGGCATCGTAACAGTAAAGTTACCGGCACTCGAAGAACTGTCCGCGCCAAAGTTAATCACACAAACGGCGGGCTTTGCCGCGTGGGTTGTAGTGCCCGCGGTTCCTGCGTTTGCTAACGTAGAGTTATAAATCAGGGCACCTCGCGCATCCGTAATAGTGGCTGAAGACCACGTAACATCCGCCATGTCTATAAACGCTGTAGGAACAGAACTGCTGTTGTCTGCGAGTCCTATCGTTACACTCGACAACGCTTCTCCGCCTGCGGTGTAGTTCGTACCGCTAACCTCGTTGCTTGTTGAATAACCCGTGGTGTCGGCATCAATAGACGAACTGTTGGTGAACAACGCTATCTTAAAGGTATCTGCGTTAATGGTAGTGCCGTCCCCACGGGAGTGCGAAGTCCAAAAATGAATGCCCGCATTTATCTCACGCTTGTAACTTCCGCAAACTGCGGATGATCCAATAGCCATTACAAACTCCTTATAATCTCGGCCATATCGTGATGGCCTTGCTGTTTCAATAAAACGTAGATACTAGTTCTTTCGTTTTCTGCCATCTTGGCCATGTAAAAACCCAATACTTCCCGTATGTGATCTCTATAAGCAAGTGCCTGATCTCGTATAACAGGCGGGGCGGTTTCCGAAACAACCATTATCTTGTTAAGCGCCATCTCCGCCATTTGTTCTGGCGAATGACCCCCGTTATCAGACGTAAAAACTAGCGCATTTCCTAGTTTACTGTGAGCGGAGCCGTCCACTGTTACGCAACTCCCCTTCTAACACGATCATATCTGTACTGATCGCGTGTCTGCAAGCCTTCTCCAAGGTTCTTCAACCATTGCAGAGATTCGCCGTATCGTTGGTTGTAGAGGCTCAAAAGGTCGGGCTCTCCCTTGAGGAACGTGTAAGCTTCAAAAAGTGACCCATACAACAACGCCAATTCTGCGTTTGTCCCTAACCAACTTGTTCCATCGGAGGACTCCGTAATGGATTGCGGCCGGTAGAAATAGTGTAGCTCTACGGTGTAGTTTGAATCTGGGGTTGGCGCGACCAAAAATGTTTTTTGGTCCCAATCACCGTAATACAACGGAACTCCTGTTGTCGCGGGATTTGGCGTGTAGTCCTGCAACATCGTGACCTGCTTGTATAACAGGAACTCCTTGCTCGAGGAGACTATGACGCTCAAAGAGTTTTGAGCAAGAAAATCGCTGGGCTTCGCAAGATAAGAATTACCAGAAGTCAACGTACCTTGTGAGTTCTTACGAAAAACATCCAACTGAGCTTCTTTAAGAATCCGTTCTTCGGCGTTAATGATAAAACGCGGCAACTGACTAACAAAGGTCGATTCCGTGCTTTGAACGTAATCTTGGATTGCTGTTTTAAGTGTTGTAAACGTGAATGCCATGAAGCACCTCTATTACGAAGACAGGGTGACCGGACCCGCCGAAGCTATGGCACCGCCCCCAGTTACGTTCCCGGTTGTAGCCGTTCCGCTGCTGGCGCTAAATGTATATGTGTCGTCAGAAACCTTGGTTATGGAATAGCCTGCGGCTTGTTCCAAAGCACTCTCTGTAAACCCGTCGAAGGCCTCTACCGTTCTAAACCGTACAGTGTCACCCGTACTCCTGCCATGCCCTGGTTCTGTTACCGTAATAACGGCCGAACCGCTTGCGGAAGATTTGAAAGAGTTTAACGCAAGTAAAACACTAACAGCAGGTTCAACACGATCTGGTCGAGCATTCCGCAAAGCCTGCGGGTCACCAATAACCCTTTTTGGTTCTATCTGCGGCTGTTTCGACTCATACTCGTCAGGCCCAACAAGACTGCCATTCCACTCCTTTAACATCACGCGCAACGGGTACGCTCTTCCAGAACGATCCGATATACCTAGCGCGTATGTGCCTGCGGCATATCTTGGCATTACCTAATACTCAGCGACGAAAAACTAGGAACTAATCTTAACGCAGTTCTTTCTGAATCTTCACTGGCGGCACGCATGAACTCTTCGTCGTACACCGCCTTGAGAGTAGGTAATAATTGAGGTGCCTTTTTCATCGACAGGTAGTATGCAAGGCCTGCTGTAAGGCACGGTAAAAATCTAAACGGAACATCCGCGGTGTTTACGCCTGCGTCTGCGTCCTCAATGCGCCGAATACGGTAGTAGATTAGTTGGTCCGTAGAATTTTCTGGAGAGGGCCAAACCGTAATGGTCGGAGTAATTAAACGGTCCATGTAGAATTGAGACGGCCGGCCTTGTGTAGTCTTGTCCGGAGTATCTAGATAGTCTCCTCGACTAATCCTGGTGATACCTATGTCCGTTCCGCTGCGTCGAACAACAGCTTCCAGAACGTCTACTGAAGACTGAACGTCTAACAAGCTTGGGTCCGCACTAATAGTAGTACTCGCAGAACTACTGGAGCCTGTTATGGTTTCACCTGCGGTAAAAGAACCTGACGGAACCGTGATTGTTATGGTGGTTGAGGAGGGTTTTGTTATAACGGAAGCCGTAGACCCACTAGACCCTCCCGTTATCGTTTCCCCCACGCTAAGATTTGTCGATGCCCCAACCGTAGCCGTAATCACCCCTATAGGGTATGTCGCTACAGAAGATGTAGTCGATAATTGAGCAAGGTTCTGCGTAATCTCTTCGACTGTCCAGAGATTAAGACCACGGTTCGCCCATTCCGCAAAGAGAAGGTTTAAAGAACGCCGTGCGGTTCGAGCATCGTAACCTGTACGGAACTCAAGACCGCAACGCTCAAAGGCCTCCTCTGTGATTTCGGCCATATCAAGGTTAAAATCAACAGATCCAGAGGTTGCCATTTAATTTACCTAGTACTCTTTCAAGCAGTAAAGAACTACAGAGTAGGTGTCCCCGCTACTGTGGCCCACAGTGGTAAACTTAATGTCGCCCGTCTTACCAGACGCCGCCGCGACATTCGGCAAACCACTAATGTCGGAATAATCCAGCGTATCGGAATAATCTGCTGGAAGTTCCGCAGCGATAACGTTCGTAGACGCATTCCAAAGAACTTTTACGCCCATCCCCACTGTGGAGAAGGCTATCTTTTTAATGCGAACACCTGTGCAAGCGGTTCCGTCCTGCCGCGAAGCCAGAGCAGACACATCCACTTTAGTGACTGCCGATTCCCCGGTTCCATCGCTAGTGTTGGTGCAGTAAATGACGGCGTTTCGGTCTCCGTCTTGTACTGTCGTTGCTGTAACAGCGTCAGCCATATAAACCTCCTCTAGAGGCTGGGGGGCTACCGCCCCCCAACACTAACTATTCAAACGGCGTGGCTAAAGTTCCATCGCCATGGAGGAATGCTTCGCAGTGCCACACGGCCGCGGTGGTGGCTTTCAAGCGAATAACACCACCTACAAGCCAACCTTGCTCGGCGCTTCCGAGGTCAATCGTGTCATCGTTACTGGCGTCAGGGATAAAAGTATTGGTGTCGCCAGCCGTCGCCGGATCAAAAATTTGAGCAAACCCAGAGTAAAGATCACTGGTGTTTTCTGTGTTGATCTGACCCGCGCCCGTAAAGGTCGTGCCCACAATAAAGGTGTAGTTCAGACCCGCGGCCGCAGTCGGCAACGTAACAACGATGCCCGCCGCACGGTTCAACGTAAAGACTGCCCCAGACTGAGTTGTAGCAACCGTGTAGGTCGCATCTTCAATCGAAACAACGTTGTCATACGATGAGACATAACCTGTCGTCACCACATTACCGCTGCTGTCAACATCGAGATTGGTGGTCACCGCACCCGTGGTTGCGTTGACGCTAATTTGCTCAAAACCGTTTTCGGACCGAACCGGACCGTTAAATGTCGTGTTAGCCATCAGGCTTCCTCCTTACGAGAGATTGGCCCTAGAGTCTTCGTAAGCGTCTGCTGGGACAGTCGCTAGGGCTATATGGTTCCCAGATTAAAATAACAAAACAAATAACGTAAAACGGAGGAGGGCTANTAAGAACCCCCCTCCTTTTTATTTACGCACCCGGAGATCCGTATACGCAGCGCGGGTCAGAATACCCNAAGCTGTAGCGTTCCCGTGCCTTGAAACGGACGTTGCCCGTATCAAAGTCACCTTCCATCTTCGTGGACATCGGCATACGTTCAAAGTGAACGAAACCGCGGGGAGCATCCGTCTTAATGAAGAACGCATCCGTGTCCGTCAGATAGTGGTTAACAACGTAACCCTGCGGGAGCATACCCATGTTCCGCATAGCGTTAACGTCGTTATCCGCGCTTCCGGGACGAAGAGTGGATTCCAGCAGACGATCTGCAACGAATTGCAGGGCCGGCGGGATAATCAGTTTCTGACCACGAACCGATACTTTNAGGCCGCGCTCATCGACAAAAGCTGCGATGTCGATAAGAGCATTCTCAAGGCTGGTTTCGTTCAANTCAGCAGCGGTGCTGGGCTCGTTACGAAGATCGTTGTTGTTCGTAAGAGGATGGTCAGTCGCACAGAGCTCCTTACCATCGCCGCCCGTAAAGGTGCTGTCGAAAGCATTGTTCAGCGTAGCGGCACCCTTCACCTGCTTGGTGTTGGCCATACTACGTGCCAAAGCCTTCGTATAACGCGAAGCCAGACGATCATACAAATTATCCTCGATAGCCTCTTCCGTGATGGAAAAGGCCAGGGCAATCGTCTCATGCGTATACCTGGCGGTGTACGCTTCTTGCGCGTCATCGAACGAGACAGCCGAACCCTCTGCCTTAACAGGGGCCGAGCCGAAGCCGGAAAGCATCACCTCTTCTTCAAAAGCACGTTCTGAAGATTCAGTGTCATAAATTTCCGAGGCCTCGTCGTCGTACCTAGCATACTCAAGGCCGAAAAGGGCATTGAGACCAGGCTCTAGCTCTTTAGCTAGTTGGGCTCTACTAATAGCCATTTTTCAGTCCTCCTATACGCCAGTGGTTGAAGGTGTACCAGCAGCAATAGCACCATTGTTGCTATTGAAGTGGTTGTTCAACCGAACAATTGCGCCAATCCCAGCCGCCGAAAAATCAGCGTTCTCTGGATCATCGACCCAACCCATGATACGCATCTGCAAGGCGGCCGTGGTAGCAATCGTGCTGATTGCAAGGCGACCCAGAGAAACGCCCGTGGCATCAGTGCCGGTGATCGCAGTCGAGAAATTAGCGTTCGCAAAAACCGCAGCGCGAGCCGTGGCTTTATTGGTCCACGAGGCATCCGTCGCAATAACATAAAGCTGCATCGGATCATCGTTGACAAACGCTTTTACTGGATGATTGGAGTCTGCCCCGGTACCGGGCCAGTAGTTACTCCAAACCGTCTTCCCAGTGGTACTGGACACGTACTCGCAACCTTGAAACACACCCAAAAGACCCACCGTACCACCGGCAGCGGCGCCTGGGGCGTCGATATAACCGGTGGAAAGCGGAATCACGGGCTCGCCGTGATACAGCTTGTTGGTGTTTCCATTCGCGATTTCATAGGCAGAGTACTGGGTCATACCAGTGGAATTTGAGGCCCCGCCCTGTTTGTTTAGGGGGCGAAGACCAAAGCTTCCATTACTGTTAGCCATGTTCTCTCCTAGTCCTCATTTTGAGGACCTCCAAAAGTTACACGAGATTGCCGATCAGGTTTGTTAATCGGCATCGCCGGATGTTGCTCACGAGCTAAGTCGTTATCAACAGCCGTCATCTGGTTCTTTGTCATGTCTCGGAAATACGCATCGCGCTCCTCAACAATCTCAACCGGAACTCTTGCAAGCAAAAGACCACCTACTCCGATAACCCCAGCGTGCTTACCATCTTCAACGGTTGGAACCTCAAAATCAGGGTACTCATCACCACGCACCAGTTCCCACCCCTCTCGGGATCTTGCTGCTACGTTTTTGCGGTCATCAAAACCCATCACTTCGGTTCTAATCCATCGATGCTTGTAGCCCTCTGGGGGCGGCGGTGCGTCCAACATGGACGGTGGCTTCCAAGGTTCTCTGCGTGCTTGCCTTGCACGGGTTTGGTTGGCTCGAGGCGTTCTCGTAGACTTTTCGCGAGATGTGTTCTCAGTACTCATGGCTAATCCCTCACATATTTTGCATATTCTTCAAGCGGCACATTTAGCTTCTTAGCTATGGCAACTTGAGACGGGGTTAACCGCACAGTTTTCCGTCCAGTCTTTTTGCGGGAAGCGGAAGATTCGGCCGACGCAACCTTTCTTCCCCCGTTATTCTTCGACTTGGGATCAAGTTTATTCGGAAACTCATTCCTAAGTCTAGAATCTAATTCAGCATAGTACTCATCTGAAGTCGGGTCAAACCCCTCGTCCTCAACCAACCTACGATGTATGCCAAACGCACCGTAGGTCATAACTTCATCGTTGCCGAACCAAGTGTTCTCCGCAGCCCAAGCCTCTGCCTTTGGGTCTGGCGTTGCCTGCGGTTGGGGTTGCGATGGTTGGGGTGGTAGCGGTGGGGGAGCCGGTGTTTCCGATTCAACCCTTTGCACCTTTTTGGTTCGAGCAACATCTGCGTTAGATTTCTGAACCGTTAAATTGGCTAAATCTTCCTGCGCTTTAACCAGTTTATCAACGTCACCCGTTTCATGAGCCTCACGAAGGGCTTGTTTCGCTGAATCAAGCTCACTGGAAACACGGCCGTCAAACTGGGTCATATACCCTTCATCAAGGGCGTTGATACGCTGCTTGAGATTTTCGTTTTCCTTACGAACGTTCTCAGCAAACTCAAGGGCTGTTTGCTTCTGCCGCTCCTCTTCCCTGAAACGCTTGGTTAGTTGACCAATGCGGTCTTTAACCCCAGCGCTATAATCCTCAAGTTCACCAGAAGAATCTTCCGGCGCTTCCGCGGATAGCGGAGCGTCTTCTGTGTCTTCTTGCGGTGAAATGTTTACTTCCATGGCGTCTTCGTCTTTGTCGCCAACGTCAATCTTGGTCTCGTCAGGCATGGTCGTTCTCCATGTTTCTTTCTAGATGTGTTTGATGTCGTCTGGCTCAAGNATGGTTGCTATGACCTCGTCATCATTGATGATACGGACCTCTCCGCCATCAATCTTAAAACGAGCCCCGGCATACCTGCCGATGCATACCCAATCGCCTTCGTTACACCAATTGCGGTCGTTCTCCTCACCGAATTTTGAAGAGTCTTGGTAAGCCAGCTTGCCGACCTTCAAGACATACGCGACTACTGTCGCCAAGGCTTCTCGGTCTCGAACGGCGTCAGGAATATGGATTCCTCCGTCCGTAGTAGCCTTGCCCATGTACGGCATCACCAAAAGACGCCATCCCGTAGGTTGCGGGAGTCGGTCCCTCATCTTCTTGCTTACAAGAGAAGGGTCTAGGACTTTCTCGTCTTTATTAACATAGGCAGACGCGAGAACTTTCTCTTTGGTGGCTTTCTGCTCCGCTATAACGTGGTCTGGAACGTATAGGGTTTTGCTCATTCTTCCTCCGTGGTTTGCAGGAGATCCTTTATCTCCCGTTGACTAAATTCTAAGCCTTCGAGCTCTCCAACAAGTNTTTGGTAAGACTCCATGTCTTTTGGAGCGCCGTGCAGGATCGCATCCTGTGTAAGTTCTATGCGACTTTCAATTGCTCGTAACAGGTTGTAAGCGAAAGTCGTTGGGTCAGCCATGTTTTAGAAAGACCCC